AAACAGCAGCATGACCACCCTGCAAGCCGAAGCGGACGGGCTGAAAAGCCAACTGGCGGAAGCGGGCAAGGCTATCGAAGGCTTCAAGAAGATGGACGTTGAATCCATCCGCGCCGCCGCCGATGACTGGAAAGCCAAAGCGGAGCAGGCGCAAACATCCGCCGCCGCGCAGGTCGCCGCGCTGAAGTTCGATTACGCGCTGGATTCTGCATTGAAGGGCGCAAAGGCGAAAAACTCCAAGACGGTGCAAGCCTTATTGAGCAGGGATGCCTTGAAGTTCAACGAAGCGGACGGCTCGATTGTCGGGTTGAGTGAGCAGTTGGAAAAAATCAAAGCGGACAATGATTTCCTGTTCGAGGACGCGCAGCCGACCCCGCGCCTTGTATCGGGCGGCAATCATCAATCTGTTGCGGGCGACCCCGTTATTTCTGCGATGCGGAAGGCGGCGGGACTGCCAGCGGCGGATAAGGGCAGTGGTCAGTAATCAGCGACCAGTGACCCGTAAAGAGGAGAATTAAGAAATGGCGAATTCAATCGCTCTTGCAAACAAGTTTATGCCCGTGCTGGATGAGATTTTCAAACGCGAAAGCCTCACCGCCATCATGGACGCGCAGACCAAGCCCATCAACTTTTTGGGCGCAAACGAAGTGAAGGTCTATAAGACCTCGGTAGTCGGCATGGGAACTTACAGCCGCGCCAACGGCTACCCCACTGGCGATGTGACGGGAACATGGGAAACCTTGACCCTCGCCTCGTCTCGCGGGCGCGCCTTCAGCCTTGACCGCATGGATGACGAGGAAACTTTGGGCATGGCTTTCGGCACGCTTGCCACCGAGTTTATCCGCGTGAGCGTTGCGCCCGAAGTGGACGCTTACCGCTTCTCGAAGTATGCCAGTTGGAGCGGAATTTCCAGCCCGACCGCTGCCGCGCTCAGTACCGCCGCCGAAGTGATCGCCGCCCTGCGCGTTGCCACCAGCACAATGGATGAGAACGAAGTCCCCGACGGGCGCGCTCTTTTCATCACCCCCACCCTGTTGGGATTGGTTGAAGACCAGGACACGACCAAATCAAAAGAAGTCTTGTCCCGCTTCTCTTCCATCGTCAAAGTGCCTCAGACCCGCTTCTACAAGGGAATCACCCTCGATGCGGGCGCATCCAGCAGCGCGGGCGGATACAGCAAGACCGCGACCACCGGGCGCAACATCAACTTCCTTGCGGTTCATCCCTCGGCGGTGTTGCAGGCTACCAAACTGGCGCAGTTGAAGATTTTCAGCCCCGATGACAACCAGTCTTCAGACGGCTACCTGGCGCAGTACCGCTTGTATCACGACGCCTTTGTGTACGAGAACAAGGTCAGCGGCGTTTATGCGCATGTCAAGGATAGTTAGTCAGTGATCAGTGATCAGTGATCAGTAAACAGTAGTCAGTGAACGCCGTCGAAGGGGCGACCTTTCGGCGGCGATAAGGAGCAAAACATATCATGGTCAAAATGACATCAAACGGCGTGACGATTTCCGTTCTGCCCTCTGAGGTGGATTTTTACAAGCGGGCAGGGTACGCGGTGGACAAGGACGAGCCGAAGCCTGAGCCGACCGCCGCCGAAAAGAAACCCGCGCCAGCCAAAGAGAAGTAAATGTCCTACGCCGATTACGCCTACTATTCGGAAACCTACCTGGGCAGTTCGATTGCCGAGGCGGATTTCCCGCGCCTGGCGCTGAGGGCTTCGGCGCACATTGACCGCATCACCTTTGGGCGGGCGGCGACCCAGACCGACGCCGAGACGGTGGACAAAATCAAGATGGCAACCTGCGCCGTCGCCGAGGAATTGCAGACGCAAGACCAGAGCGGCGGAGCAGACGCGCTGACATCCGAATCGCAAGGCGGCTATTCTGTGACCTACGCGGCGAATTCGACCCGCGCCATGACCAACACCCAGCGGATTCAAACCGCCTCGGCGCTGTGGCTTGAACCTACCTACCTGATGTTCAGCGGGTTCAACGATGGCGAGTACGGCGGAGATTGCAGCGATGAGGACGAATAGCGACCTGACGATTTACAACGTTTACACCGACGCGCTGACCCGCTCGAAGAAGTACCAGCGGAGCGAGATTCGCGGCGCGGTGTGGACATCGGGCAAGTCGGTGTACGTTGCGGGCGTGGGACTGGTCAAGGCGAACACGGCGACCATTCTCATTCCGTTTGCGGCGGGCGCGGCTTACCTCTCCCCCGTTGCGTGGGACGCGCTGACGGTCAAAACTGGCAAGTGGACTTTGCGCGACGGCGATGTAGTGGTGCGCGGCATGGTCGCCGATGAACTGACAGACGCTTTCACCCTCTCAATGCTAAAGGCAAAATACGACGATGTTCTGGTTGTGTCGGCTGTGGAACCCTTCGACCAGGGCAGCGCAAATATGCGGCATTGGCGGGTTGGGGCGAAGTAGGTTGGTATGGCGAAGCCGAGAATTGAGACGCCGAAGGGCAAGATTATTGTGACGAAGACGGGCAGGGCGCAGTTGCGCTTCAAGACCGAATTCCGCGCCGACTTCAAGCAGAAGTGGCAGGGGCGGTATTCCGCTTCGCAAGCCTATGTAGACAGCGAAGTCTTACGCCTTTCGGAGCCGTTCATCCCCTTGCGAACTTCCATGCTCATCAAAAGCGGCATTTTAGGAACGGACATCGGCAGCGGCGAAGTGGCGTGGATTGCCCCCTACGCGAAGGCGCAGTATTACAGCAAGCGCAAGGAAGGCTCTGAAACGGGACCCTTGCGCGGTCCGCAGTGGTTTGAGCGGATGAAGGCGGCGTACAAAGAGCGCATTGTGCGCGGGGCGCGGCGGATTGCGGGCGGTAAAGAAAACCGCTCGTTCACAGTGAAGGATTAGCATGAGTATCTTATCGGCATTACGAACCTACCTGATGACCTACGACGGGCTAAAGCCTGGCGCGGTGTTGGTGGACGCTTTGGGCAGCCGCCCGACCGAATACGCCATCATCCCATCACCAGGGGCGCGGGTGGTAGAGCAGTACATCAATGGCGGAAGCCTGCGCGAGTTCCCCTTCCTGATCCAGTCCGCTGAATCCACTGCCGACGAATTGGCGCGGATGGAGAACAGCGGATTTTACGAAGGGCTTGCCGATTGGTTCGAGGCGCAGACCGAAGCGGGAAACCTTCCCATTTTGGGCGCAGGCAAGACCGCCGAAGAAATCGAAGCCGTGAATTGGGCTTTCCTCTACGAGCAGGGCGAAAGCGGCACGGGCATTTATCAAATTCAATGCCGACTGAGATATGAAGTCAGTGGGTAGTGAACAAGGAAACAGGAGAAAATAAGAAATGGCGACAAAAATCAAACGCTCACAGATTCGTACTTTTTTGAACACAACCCCCAGCACAACGGCGACTTACAGCCTGGTTGGGGACGGTGTAACCACTGGCACAATTGCCTACAACCCCAAGACCACCGAAGAGACCTACATCCACGAAGACAACGCCAGTATCAGCGTGGACAGTTACGCGCCGAACATTTCCGCTGAAATGACCGCCAAAAGCGGGGACGCGGTCTTTGAGTTCGTGGACGGCTTGCGGAAGGCGCGGGCTGTGCTGGACGACGCAGAGACGGACATTGTCAATGTCTGGCTGTATGAGACGCCGACCACTGGCGAATACCCCGCCGAGAAGCAGAACGTCGCCATCCAGGTTGATGACTTCGGCGGTGACGGCGGCACGGCGGCAAAAATCAACTTCACCATCAACTTCGTCGGCGACCCGATTCAAGGGACGTTCAACCCGACGACTGGCGCATTTACCGCCGCGTAGCAAAGGATGAGGGATGAGCAATCATCCCTCTAAAAAATCATGGATACTTTGAAAATCAAAACCAGCGAAGTGAGGCTGGCTGTCAACGGCGACGCGGAGCGGGTCATTTCATTCAACCCCGCCGACACGCTTTTTGCCGAGAAGTTCTACCGCCTGTCTGCCAACGTAGACGCGAAGTTGGCGGAGTTCACGCGCAAAGGCAAGGAACTGGACGCGGATAAAGCGGCGGGCGAGAACGGAATGCCGCTCAACCTGCAAGCGCGGATTGAGTTACAGCGCGATTTGTGCCTGTACCTGCGCGATGAAATTGACGCGCTGTTTGGGGCGGGGACTTCGCAAAACGCATTTGGCGCCGCGCTCGAAGCGGACGCCTTCCCGCAGTTCTTCGAGGGAATCACCCCGTACTTCCAGCGGGCGCGGTCGGAGAAGGTGTCGCAGTACACCACAGACGCCAGCGCGAAACGCGGCAGAAGGAAAGGATAAGGGCTGAAGGATGAATATTCTGACAGATGCGCTGCCCGATTGCGTGACGGTTGGCGGCAGGGAATACGCCGTCAAGACCGACTTCCGCGCCTGTTTGAAAGTCATCCTTGCGTTTGAAGATAACGACCTGACGCCGCAGGAAAAAGCCTTCGTTTTGTTGAG